CTCAATAAATTGAGTTTCGTCGGGGCGTGGATAACTTCACGCTACGTTCCTACGCTCTTTAATGATGTCTTCCAAAAACCAAAACTTTTGGTTTGTTTCTTCAGGAATAATCATTTTTTGCGCCTGAGCATAATCATGCGCATCTTTGTAATCGGCCCAGTTTTCCAACTGCCAATGAACGGGATCGAAGAATTTCCAATCTCCGCCCCATGTCATTTTAACATTGCACTTACGCGCAACCTCTTTGCCGATTACACCAACAACCTCCCATTCTTTATGGGATAAACCCCAAAAACGAGTGCAATGAACTGTATCAATTGCACAACCGTACTGGTGAGGAGATTGACCGGGCTTCGCTTTGCTTCGACCCCGCTCAAATAATATTTGTTGACGCGCTTCTGACCTCATTAATTCGAAGGCATAAAACGGAATAGACCGTTCATCCATAGCCTTTCGAAATGCTAACCAAAATCGCTTTATGTCAGGGTGTACCCCCTGCCAATCTTCGTTACCCCTTTGCTTTTGTACCACAGTCAAAAAATCATGTGCCGGTTCAGTCATCGACTGCGCCGCTTGTTGATAATCACGAGATTTAAGAGTTTCGATTGGATATTCCAAACCGACCCTTGGGCTAACTGGTAGCTGGCTGCGATCTAACCATCGCAGCCAGCGAAAGAAGCCTAAAAGTGGCCTAACTAACATCCTCAGATTGCGGAGTTTCAACCGCATCTAATTTGTCAGGCACATCTTCTACCACGGGAGGAGTGGCCTTAGCTTCTAATTCTGCAAGCCTAGCTTGCATACTTGCACGTTCGTCGGCCATAGCCGCCTCGCGTTGTCTTTCGTTGAATTTGACAATCTGCATCATCCTGTCAAATTCGCTTGTATTATTAAGCCGTGGCTCAATCACTGTATATGTTTCCATGCCGTTATTAGCCAAACTTTGATCCAAATCCGGCATGTTTACAAAAGTCTTAGAACCCTTTTGCGCTCTAATTTGAACCCAACAATCATGATCGATCGTAAATTCAACTTGCATTTTTTCTGGGCTACTAGCCATCAAAACCGCATCAAGTAAAGCTTCGTTATCACTCACCCAAACTTCAACGGTTGAATTACTCAAAACACCAAATTTTACATGTCTTGGCTTGTTTGTCCCAAAATGCATAACGTCTTTCAAATCGTATGCTTTCCAGCCCGAGACAGGACCGTTTTTAAACGTTTTCATCAGTCAACCTTTCTTATTTTGATATACGCGCAGTATCAATTTGTGCTGTGATATCTGCGTAGTCGTCAGTAGCTTCCTGCAACGCTTGGCCTTTGACAGTGTAACCAGATATTTCCATTCCGCCCAAAGCGGTAATTTCAAAACTATCTGCCACAGTGTCCGCGAAAACCTTTTTATGCAGAGTCCCACTTAACAAAAAATCAGCATTTAATGCGGGATCAGAAACTTCGGTTGTCCAAATTTTCTGCCGATCTTCATCAAATGCATCATTTACGGGGCGAAGATATTTTCCACCTACATTAACCAAATTTCGATCCCATTCATGGTTCAAATAGCTGTAACCAAATGTTCCATCTGGTGTAGAATGAAGAACATCTACATGGCTATTTTTAACCACACTTACTTTTTCTGGGTCTAATTCGTCGCGTAAAGACGAAGGCAAATGATCAGTATCAGTTGCATAAAGAAAATAATCCTTTTTCCTTTCATACAGTTGCTCAGGAATAATCTCGGCTGTAATCATTATGATCCCGCCTGTATTCGTTTGTGGACACCGAATATTCAAACGTCCCTGAGCGACACCTGTGGTTACACTTTCATCGAGATTTGCTGCATCACTCGCAAATCTTTGACTGTAACCAAATTGTGTTTCACTTTTAGACAATAAAATGGGCTGCTTTTGATATTCCTCCGGAACACCAATTCCATCCATTAACAAATCAAGAATATGGTCGTCATCGATACCATCATAATTAGATCGAATACGAGCAAACGCCGCAGTTTTCTTTACCATTTCGATATTAGCTAATGATAAAGTGGCACCACCTGCAGCCATTTCCATACTAATATCCGACCAAAGAAATTTTCCATTGCTAATTGTTGGCTCACCGCTAGGCGTATAATAGTTACCCGACGGACTGCCCCCTGAAACATCTTCCGGGCTACCATACTTTTTATAATCCGCGGTCAAACCGCCAAAGGTCAAACCCGTAATAGGTACTTCACCATCAATTTTTGCTTGATCAAAATCAGCAACAATATGGCTCATACTATTATTACGCCAGAAGGCTTCTGCTAATGTAGCATCATGTTTTGTACGTTGTGGCAAAGACTTTGACCGAGCTTTACGACGATAATTTACTATTCCGTTGTACGCCTCTAGAGGCGATGCGTTAATCGCGCCGCCAGACGCGGCGTGGACACCCAAACTTGACCAGAAGGCGTCACTTGCCGAATAATTCACCGTTTCAAAAAATGGTGTAACACTTCCTGAAGGTTCAGCAACTTTTTGATAACTACGGTTAAAATTATCCATACCGTCAAATCGTTCGGCCGCCAAAAACGGCCAAAAATGAGCATAAAAACAGACAGATATTCCAGAGGAAAGCCTTTCTGCTGTTTCCATCATTTCCACGTTCACAACATATTCACCGCGTGTTACTTGGTCCATACGCAACAATGGTGTAAAACTGATCGGGATAATTTTACCAGCGTCTCCGCTTGTTAAAACCCGCTTTTTATCCATTCGTTTGCTTTTTTTGTGTACCAGTGGAGACACTGGTATTTGTTCAGACATTCTCATTTTTTTGTTCTCCTACGTTTGAACAGTTTTTTGAATTTCTTGCGTATTTGTTGACACTTTTGACATTTCATCGGAATGAAGGATTCAAAAGGTTATTCATTTCTTTAATTTTCATAGGCCATGCGTGTTTAATGCTCGCCAAAGGCGGAATAACACTTTCGTGTTCAGGATAAATTCCAAATTTCACGCCCTCAGCGGCCGCTGCAAGAGTTGCTAAACCTGTTGCAGTCTCGGCAGGGCCGCTTTCAGTCAGTTCTGGATCAATTATATAAACCACTTCGCCAGTGGTTTGATCTACCACACCTCTATATTTTGATATATCTTCAGTAGGGGGAATTAAAATAGGC